GGTTATATGCCAACTTATGAACAAATAACAGATGTTGTTGAACAAATACCAGGCGCAGAAGCAGTTACACAATATGTACCTGAAACTACAGCTGGAGAATATGCAGAAACAATAAGTGAATTTGCTGCTCCTGGTGGTTTGTTTGCAAGAGGTTTAAAACCAGCACTTACCGTGGCAGGAGTTGGCGGAATAGGTGGTGCTGTACAAGAAACGCAAGAACAATTAGGAATGTCTCCACTTGCATCAATGCCATTAACGTTTGCTTCAACTTTAGCAGCTGGCTATGCTTTTAATCCTAGTAGAGCAGCAAGATATGCAAAAGAGGCCATAAAAGATGTATCAGATGAAGAATTAGCATTAGCTACTGCCGTTGAAAGAAAAGCAAATGAAATTGGTATAAATATTACAGCTCCCGAATTAATAGATAACAAAATATTACAAGGCATTGGTCAAATTGTTTATGGCTCTGAAAAGGGCGGAGACATAATGTACAATTATGTTAAAAACAGACCACAGGAAATTAATAAAGTTGCAGACTCTTTAATGGATGAAATTGCAAAAAATCCTGATAGTGTTAGAAAGGTTTATAAAGACATAGGTACAACAGCAGATAAAGCAATAAAAAATGCAGAATTAGAAAGAAAAATACAGGCAGAAGATGCGGGTTATATTGTTTCTAATGTAGAAAATTTAGATGAGGCACAGGTGGTAAATGTTTTAGGGCAAATAGATAATGTTATTGCTGGTTTTGGACAAGATAGTCCTAATATAGCAAAACTTAAACAACTTAAAAATAGACTTACAAAAGATGCAGCTAATGAAATACCAGAAACAAATATAAATAAACTTAGCTCTGCAAAAAGAGAGTTTGATGAAGCCATTAAAGATTCTAAAACAGGTGTTGCTGATACAAGAAGATTTATAGAAAAAGAGGCTAGATACTCATTATTTAATGATGATGGTACTGGCATATTAAATAATTTAGATAATCAATTAAGAACAAATATATCTTATAAAAATGCACAAGATACTTTTGCAAGATTGTCCGATGAAATGGTTCAGCCTGTTTTAGATAATGTCGAAGCTTTAAGAAAGGGTGTAACGCCAGCAAAAATTAAATCGTTTGTTTTTGACCCAACAAAAAATAATGTTAACGATATAAAACAAACATATACAATTTTAAATAAAACAGATAGAAATGCATTTCCAAACATTGCAAGAACTTACATAGAAAATGCAGCAAATAAAGCTTTTACTACAAAAGAAGGTGGTGAATCTTTAAAGTCTGGTTTTGATTTATATAAATCATTGGCAGGTACAAAAAATCAAAGAGCTAACTTTAACCAAGTTTTAAAAGGAGTTGCAGAAGCTAATGATGTAAACCCAGATAGTTTGTTATTAGGCTTTGATAAATTTAATCAGGTATTAAAAAGAACTGCAAAAATTGCAAATATTGATAATCCTAGAATACCACCAAATCCAAGAAACTTGCCGCAAACAGCAGCACAGGTGGGTTCTTTTATGTGGAGAGTTAAGTTTGCTAGTAGATACGGTGAATATTTACAACAAAAAACAATGCAAGATTTAGCTAAAATTTTTACAAGTAAAAATTCTGTAGAAGAGTTGGTGAAATTAGCAAAAACAGATTTAGCTTCAACAGAAGCAGTCACTAGAACTATTAATATAATTGCGGTTACTAGACCATTACAAGAATTAGAAAGAGAACAATATCTACAATCTCTTTTACAACCTCAAGTACCTATAAGTCCTACACCACAATAACCCCATGCCACGCCAATCAGAAAGAGTTGGCCGTTCTGGAGAATACTTAGTAGCCTCGCTACTTTCTTTACACGCAGATACTGTAATGATAGTTCCACACAGCGCGGAGGCAGACATTATCTTTGATGTTGACCATACGCTATACAAGTGCCAGGTTAAAACACAATCTAAAATACAAACACATAGAGTGTCATGGCAGTTTGATTTTAGGCGTGGTGCTTTTGCTAAAAGTAGGCAATACGAAAAAAATGCAATAGATGTTTATGCTTTGGTTGCTTTAGGTCCACAGAAAGTTGTCTTTACTTTTGCAGACGGAAAAAAACAGATAACCATTAAAGACAAAGAGATGCAAGCGATGGACTCGCTTAAAAATGTAGAAAACCTATTTAAAGAGCTTCGATGTCAACAGACACTTTAGGTTCTTCGTAATACTTAACAGAGTTCATACCTAAAGATATTAGATACTCAGCCACCTTATGTGGTGATTTCTGTTGGCTCTCACAAAAATCCTTAAACTTTTTAGCAAGATGTTTGTTCACATATATAGGCTTTCTTCCGTTTCTTTCACTTAGAATACGATCATCAAACTCATATAAATTCATAGCTACCTCATAGTTAAAGAGAAACTTCTATTGAATAATCTCCTATTTTATTACCCTTGGCATCTGTTCCATAAACCATCTGTAGTTCAAGATCAATAAAGTGTTTGGCTTTTAACAAGTCAGTCACCCTATTTTGTTTCTCTCCTTTACTTCTGGTTATATACTTTAAACAACTACCTAAGTTATAAGACAGGTTGTTAGCATATATATAATCTATAGGTTGTATCTTGGATTGCTTGTAATGCGTTCCAGCTACTTGGTTATTGGTTGCAAGCCTATCTATTGCTTGATCCCATTCCTCTTCAGTTCCTAAGTTAGTATGTGCGTATACTGTTTTATTCATCATCAATTTCTCCCAAATTTTATTAAAATATTACTTGATAATTAGTAATAATGGTTTATTATAAACAAAAATATTAATAAAAGGGAAATTTATGGAAATATTAGAAAAGAATTTTGACATATCAAATACCATAGAAGTTGACGAACTAGCAGAGAGATGGGGAGTCAGCAAGAAAACAATCGACAATAGACGCTATAGAGGGCAAGGTCCTAGCTATTTTAAGATTGGCGGTAAGATTAAATACGATCTTGATGATGTGAAAAGAATGGAAAACGACTCTTATATTTCTGTCCATGGCGCACGCTAAACTCTCACCTTCATCAGCAAAGATTTGGATGGCTTGCCCTGGCATGCCACAACTCTTAGCAAGTATGCAGGTTGAATATAAAGTAGGCATACCAGCAGCGACAGGTACATTGATTCACGAAATGGTAGAGACACTACTTAAAGGTAGATTAAATAATCTTACTTTAGAAGAATACTATTTAGACACAACACATCATGTAGAGGACTTTGACATTACAGTAGACCAAGAGATGATTGATTGTGCTAACACTTATGTAGATTACATAGACAAGAGAATGATGGAGCTTGATGTAGCAAGACCATTGATTGAAGAAAGAGTTAACATGCCAGAAATACATGCAGACCTTTGGGGAACAGCAGATGCTATTCTCATTGGTAAAGATATAATAGAGATAATAGATCTTAAATCTGGTAAGTGGGCAGTAGAAGCAGACAACCCACAAATGCGTATTTATGCACTCGGTGCATTATCAAGATACGGAGACGACTGCACAGTTCAAATGACCATAGTACAACCAAGGGGTTGGCACAAAGATGGTCCTATTAGATCATATTCCATATCAGCTATTAACTTAGTTGAATGGGCCTATGAAACTTTGAAGCCAGCCGCCGAGGCTTGCTACGAAGAAATACCCACATACAACTATAGCAAAGACGGATGCCGTTGGTGTAATGCTAAAGATGAGTGTGATACTTATAAACAAAACCAAATGGGAGAATAATATGGCAGAACAAGAGCCAATAACATTTAGCATCACAGAAGATGATGTAACAAAGGACTATAACTTAGACGACTTATCAGATGATGGTCAGATGGTTTATAGAAAATTAAATTTATTACAGGGACAAAAAAATGAACTTGTAGCCAATGCAAACTTTGAGGTAGAAAAGAATGAAATCTTACAGGCACATTATTTGAATGAGCTTAAAAAACATTTACCAGAAGATAAACCAAAGATTGAGGTGGAGTAATGTCGTTAGCTAATATAAGACAAAAGGCAAAACTTAAACCACCTATCATAGTTCTCTATGGTCCAGGTGGTATTGGTAAAACATCTTTTGGTGCAACTATGAACAAACCAATCATAGTACAAGCAGAAGATGGTATTGGTAAGATTGAGTGTCCTCACTTTCCTGTAGCTAAAACTTATACAGAATTAGAGGGAAACCTAAAGTCTTTAATAGAAGAAGATAGCGAATTTAAAACTGTTATTGTAGATAGTTTAGATTGGTTAGAAACTTTAATGCACGATTATGTTTGTGAAAAGAATGGTTGGCCAGATATCAGTTCACCAGCATACGGAAAAGGCTATGCCGCTTGTTTAGAGGTATGGAAAGAATATTTAACTTTACTGAATCAGTTGCGAGACAAAGGCTTTACTGTCTTACAGATTGCACATAATGAAGTAAGAAGATATGAAGATCCTAGCAGTGAGCCGCATGATCGGCACCAAATTAAGTTGCACAGAAAAGCCGCTGATCTAGTTATAGAACACAGCGACGCGGTATTCTTTGCCAATTACAAGATAGGTACTATCCAAGTAAAAGGTAAAGGCGGTGGTATGACTACTAAGCTAAAGCAAGGAGACAGAACCATCTTTACACAAGAGACACCTGGCTTCCAAGCTAAGAATAGATTTGGTCTTGATAATGAAATGCCATTTGAATGGCAGGCTATAAGGGAGCAAATGTTAAAGTGATTGATACTAAAGAACTTAACGAACACTTTTGCGATGATGAACCGCAGTACGATGAAGATGGATTTTGTCGTCATTGTGGAGCAAAAGAGGATGAGTGTTCAGAATATAAATGTTGGATTTAAAAAGGAGTAAAAAATGGATTTAACAAATTTTAATGTAGATGCCTCTAGTGAAGGCAAGTCGGCAGTTGAGCCAGGTAGACATGTTCTGCATTGGCAAGGCGAAGAAGAAGCCTTGGTTGAAGGTAGAAACGGATGGCGTGGGTGCAAGATGTATTTTGAGATTGATGGTAGTAGCATCAAACTTAATCATACATTTACTGTTGGTCACGATAATCCTAAGTATGTGGATAGTGGCGTTAAGTCAATGCTACTTATGGCGCAAGCGATGGGACTAAAAGAACCACCAAAAGATACATCTACTGCCTTTATGGGTAAAAGTGTATCAGCTGAATTAGTTAAGGATGACAATGGTTATCTAAAGATTAACGAAGATTGGGGTAAGACTTGGCAACCTACTGACAAAAAGCCAGAGCCTGTTGACGATAGTATCAAAACAGGACCATCGGAATCTGATTTAGCAGCAATGGGAAGTACCTCTGTTGATGATGATGATGACGCACCATTTTAATTTTGATGGTAAGAACAGACCCACGCTGTGTGCATATTGTAAAGCACCAGCTGGGCCGTTTTTAAGAAAGGATGGAGAATTTTGGCTTGGAGCGTGCTGTATGGCTCATTTAAAAAAGATTGGGGAGGGAGAAAGACTACCCAACAAAGCACAACTGAATGATACAGGGATTGAATATTCCATAGCACAAACCAAAGATATTTATTTAGAACTAGCAGGAAAGGAAGATCAAAAACCATTGCATAAATGGGACAGAGATAACAGGAAAAGAATCTTCACAAATATTGTTAGGGAATATCTAAACTGGGCGAATGTGCAAGCGCAGTTAGATGATGAGAGAGCTGCAAATGGATTTAACAAAGTACCTAAAAAAGGACATACTCTATAACGACCTTGGTTTTAGCACAGGTAAGAGTACACATGATTTAATAAACGAGATGCAAGCACAGGGGTTGCTTGTAGACTTCTTAGAAATTACTGGCGAGATAATACGAGTACCAGTAAAAGCAATAGGCGGTAAACCAGATACAGGCGGTCAGAAGTCTGGGTATTATGCTATCAACCAGGTAGGCGAACACATGTTCTGCACTTATGGTAATTGGAAAACTGGTTTTGAGGGCAAGTGGTCAAGCATAGATACTAACCAACTAAGTATTGTAGATAGACAAGAATTACAAAAACAAATGGAAGAGGCTAGTGCTAAGTCTCGTAAAGAAAGGCAACAAAGACAAGATGAAGTTGCAGTTGAAATGCAGGAAAAATTTAAGATTTGCCACGAAGCCATCGACCATGAATATCTCACGAATAAAAAAGTTAAAAGTTATGGGTTGAAGCAATTAAATGGTAGGTTAATTGTTCCTGTATATAATACCACAGGACAGATTCGCTCTCTACAGTACATAGATAAAAAAGGGGAGAAAAGATTTGCTTCCGCCTCAGAAATCAAAGGTAATATATTTTTAATCGGTACTACCTTACAAGACCTAAACAATATAGAAAAATTAATTTTAGTTGAAGGCTACTCAACTGCCGCTTCAGTATATGAAGCTACCCAAATTCCTGTAGCTTGCGT